GGCAAGGTGGTTTTATTACTACGCCAGACGATGAAGAGTTTGAACCTAACTATAGAAGAAAGATGGAGTATTACTGATGTCATCAGACGAAGCAGATAGAAGAAGAGCATATGCAGAACTTGAAAAGCGTGGTCAAAAAACGCCTGGAAAATATTTTGGTCCTAGCACGCCTAAGTTGAGAGTTAAGAAAACTCCTGAGGTTAAAACTATTGATATGACTAAAATGAAACAATTAAAATTATTAAAAACGGGTGGAAGTGTAGACGCTCTTAAAGGTATTGGTAAAATGATTACCGACTTAGAAAAGGGTAAGACAGGAATTAAAACAGTTGATAGGCAAAAGCGTAAAGACGCAGCATTAACAAAAAATTTGAAAAGAATGGCAAAAAGGACTAAAGTAAGAGCAAAGCCACAAACTTTGGATATTACGCCAAAGCCAGGAGGTGCTTTTAGTATTCAGCAGCGATCAATTATGATGGCTAGTGAAGGTGGAGTTGTAGATATGACAAAATCAAGAATGATTAATCCAGAGACAGGAGAGTAATGTGACAAAAATGAAAGATGTAGATCCTAATTCACCTACAGGTAGAAGAGTAATAGCTGATTTAAAAAGTAAACTTGATACTAATGATAGAAATGAAGCTATATCTTTTGGAAAAAAGTATGGCATATTTAAAAATGTTCCTATTAAACCTGCTTTTAAAAAAGATGGCGGATTGATGGAAGCAATTGAAAAAGTAAAAAAAGAAGATGCTGTCAAAATGAGAAGAGGTGGCATGGCTCCTGCAAGAGCTCCAAGAAAAATGGGATTTAGGGATCAATCTGTAGATGAGTTTTTTGAAACAATTGAGCCATTTCAAGGCGTTCTTAAAAAGGGTGAACAACTAAGGAATATTGATGGCAAAACCATGATTGTTAAAATTAAACCAAATCCAATGGCAGAAACTGGAAGAAATATATCTAATAGGGATAGACAAATGATAATGCAGATGATGGGTGCAAGAAAAATGGAAAATGGTGGTAAAGTGCCACCAAAGTTCAAAGGTTTTTCAAAGTTACCAGAAGATGTGCAAGAACAAATGAACCCAACATTAGCTAAAAAATTTGAAAAAGGTGGCGTTGTTAAGATGGGCAAAGGTGGTGGTGTCTGCAAAGGCATGGGAATCGCAAGAGCAGGTGGAAAGTTTAAGCTTAGATAAATATGGCAATAGAAAAAGTAAATGGGGTAGAAAACCCTGAACAACCACAAGGAGTGCAAGTTCCTTTACCCGAAGCAGAGATTACTCCAGGCGTAACTGAACTTGATGATGGATCTGTCATTGTAGGCGAAATGCAACAAGAAATCCAAGCAACAATACCCGTGCCATTTGATGCAAACTTAGCTGAGTTTATTGAAGAAGGTGATTTGGGCGTTGTATCTAATGATTTAGTTGGTGCAATTGATGATGACATTTCATCAAGAAAAGATTGGGAAGAACAGTATAAAGGTGGATTAGAATTACTTGGAATGAACTATGAAGACAGAGCAGAGCCTTTTGAGGGTGCATCTGGTGTTGTTCATCCATTATTAGCAGAAAGCGTTACACAATTTCAGGCACAAGCTTACAGAGAAATGTTACCAGCAAGTGGACCTGTTAGAACACATATTGTTGGTGCAGAAAGTCCCGAACTTTTAGCACAAGCAGAGCGTGTTAAAAATTATATGAATTATCAAATAACTTACGAGATGGAAGAGTATGATCCTGAGTTAGATCAAATGTTATTTTATCTTCCGATTGTAGGTTCAGCATTTAAAAAAGTTTATTTTGACCCTTCTATGCAGAGAGCTGTATCTAAGTTTGTTCATGCAGAGGACTTAATTGTTCCTTACAATGCAACAGATTTAAGAACATCTACACGCATAACTCATGTTGTCCGTATGGGCAAAAATGAGATAAGGAAGTTACAACTTCAAGGGTTTTATAGAGATATAGATTTACCCTCATCAGATAGCGGAGGTACGAACTATGATGAGGTCAAAGAAACAATTGACGACATACAGGGTGTAGGAAAAAGTACAAGCGATAACGAAGAGATTACTTTATATGAAATTCACACAGATTTAGATTTAGTTGGGTTTGAGGACGTTGGACAAGACGGAGAACCTACTGGATTAAAAATGCCCTATGTCGTAACCATAGTGGAGAAATCTGGTGAAGTTTTATCGATCAAGCGTAATTTCAATGAAGGTGATCCGTTCCGTAGGAAGATCCCTTATTTTATTCATTATAAGTTCCTACCTGGTCTTGGGTTTTATGGCTTTGGCCTTACTCATATGATAGGTGGCTTATCAAGAGCATCAACATCAATACTTAGACAACTAATTGACGCAGGTACTTTGTCAAATCTACCTGCAGGATTTAAAGCAAGAGGTGCAAGGATTAGAGATGACGAGTCTCCGCTAAATCCTGGCGAGTTCAGAGATGTAGATATGGTTGGCATGGATTTGCGTCAAGCAATAATGCCTTTGCCATTTAAGGAGCCATCTCAAACCTTGTATTCACTACTTGGCACACTGATTGACTCTGGTAGACGCTTTGCATCTATGGCTGACATGAAGGTCGGCGAGATGCAAGGCAACGCACCAGTTGGCACAACCATGGCGATAATGGAACGTGGCACAAAAGTCATGTCAGCGATACACAAAAGACTTCATTACTCACAAAAGATAGAGTTTAAGTTGCTTGCACGTTTGTTTGCTATGGATGTTCCTATGTACCCTTATCAAGTGCCTGGAGCACCACCAGAGATTAAACAGACAGATTTTGATGATAGGATAGATATATTGCCTGTTTCAGATCCTAACATATTTTCTATGTCACAGAGAATAGCTTTAGCACAAACACAACTTCAATTAGCACAGAGTAATCCTGAAATTCATGGGCCGAATGGTATGTACCAAGCCTATAGAAAAATGTATGAAGCTTTAGGTGTTACAAACATAGAAGCTGTGTTGCAACCTCCCCCACAGCCGATGCCCATGAATCCAGCAAAAGAAAATCAAGAGGCATTAAAGGGTGGTAGTCTGCAAGCTTTTCCAGAACAAAATCATCAGGCACATATTACAGCTCATTTAGCTATGATCAGCACACCTGTTGCACAAGCTAATGCTGCAATACTTATGACACTACAAGGACACATATCAGAGCACATTGCAATGATGTCTGAACTGCAAGCACAACAAGAAGTAATGGCTGCTGTTCCTCCAGAGCAACAAGCTATGATGCAACAAGATCCTGCAGCAATGCAACAAATGGCTGCACAGGTAGCGTCAAGAAGTGCTGAATTAGCAGCAGAAATACAAGAGCAATATGCACAAGCATTAACACCACCACCAAGCGAAGATCCACTTGTAACAATTAGAAAGCAAGAGTTAGCATTAAGAGGACAAGAGATTGCACAGAAACAAGATCAGTTTGAGCAAAAGCAAACATTTGATAAGGAAAAAGAAAGAAATGATGTGCTTCTTGATCAACAAAGATTAGATCAACAAGAAGAAATAGCGGCACAAAGAGATCAGACAACTCGTGATGTAGCAGCTATGAGAGCAATGAAAGGATAAACTATGGTTAGTTCTATAAGAGAAAAGATATGGCAAGTTGAGAAAGAAAAGAAAAGGCAAAGAAGATTAGCAAAGGAGCAAGGTCATGCCGTTGAAGAAAGGCAAGAGCCAGAAAACAATCAGCCAGAATATAAGGAAGTTGAGGTCAGAGAAATACCCACAGAAGCAAGCGATAGCGATAGCGTTGTCAACGGCGGGGAAGTCAAAGCCGAAATCAACAAGCCGAAAAAGAAAGCGAAAAAAGCCCGTAAAAAAACGTGATGGTGGCATCGTTAAAAAGTTTTCTGACATAGCAAAACCACAAAAATTTAAGGGGATATTTTAATGTTAGATCCCGCCTCAATTGGTATAGCTATAACGGCAGCTAATACGGCGTTCAACGCAATCAAAAAAGGTTTCGCCGCAGGGCGTGAAATTGAATCTATGGGAAAAGATTTAAGTCGTTGGATGGGAGCAGTATCCGATGTTGAAAATACTGAGAAGTCTGCGAAGAATGCTTCGCCACTTAGAAAACTATTTAAAGGAAGAGAAATAGAAGCCTCTGCTATTGAGGCTTTTACTGCAAAAAAGAAGCTTGAAGCACAACGTCAAGAACTTAAATCCTTCATAAATTTTCACTACGGAGCTAATTCCTGGGCAGAAATTTTGCGTATGGAAGCCGAGATAAGAAAAAAAAGAAAAGAAGAGATTTATGAAAGACAGGAGCTTATAAGAAAAATATGGGAATATGTTGGTTGGTTTGTTTTATTTTGTACAGTTGTAGGATTTGTAATATTATTAGCCTGGATGTATAAGGAAAACAGAAGATGAAACAAAAAAAATTACAAGATAAATCCAAATATGCGTCTTATGATATCAATCAGGACGGAGTAGTCAGTGATGAAGAATTTGAGCATATGGCAGAGATCAAAAGACTTGAGCATGATCTTAGAAAACAAAGAGCACAAAGACGTATGGCTACTGCTAGTCTGGTTGCTATGGCTACTTTTACTGCTGCGATGTTTTTTGTCGATCTCGACAGAGTCAAAGCACTTGCCGATATTAGTAATCTGTTTTACATCACTGGCGGTGGCATCGTTGCTGCATATATGGGAGCATCTGCGATAATGAATAGAAATGGTAAATAAATGGCAAAAAAAGATCCAAAAGTTGGCACTGGCAAAAAACCTAAAGGTTCAGGCAGAAGACTCTATACTGACGAAAATCCAAAAGATACTGTTAGTATTAAATTTGCAACTCCTGCTGATGCTCGTGCAACAGTTAGAAAAGTTAAACGTATTAAAAAACCTTATGCTAGAAAAATTCAAATCCTTACTGTCATGGAACAAAGGGCAAAAGTAATGAAAAAAAATGAGGTTGTAAGCATAGCAAAAAAGGCAAAAGAAGCTTTGAAAAAATCAAGAAAAACATGAGTGCTTTTTTATTAACTTGTTTTTTAAATATGAATGTAGACGCAAAAATTTACTTTAAAGATGTAAATGATTGTCTTTACTATGCCGAAAAGTTAACTGAACAATCTGTGCAAATTCCAGAAAAGGTTGAAAGTTATAAATGTATGTGTAAACTCGTGGCATATGTAGATGAAAAAAGAACTAAAGTGTATTAGGAGGTAGCTATGTTACAAGCACTTATAGGGCCAGTTACAAGTCTGGTTGGAAAATTTATTGAAGATAAAGACCAGAAAAACAAGTTGGCACATGACTTAGCCACGCTTGCCACCCGTCATGCCCAGGAACTGGCGAAAGGTCAAATTGCAGCCAATGCAGAACAGGCGAAGCACCCCTCAATATTTGTCGCAGGAGCTCGTCCCGCCATAATGTGGATCTGTGCTCTAGGGTTATTAACTCAATTTTTTATTATGCCCATTGCTGAATGGGCAACTGCGATATGGATGCCAGATGTAACTTTGCCGAGTTTAGCCACGGGTGAACTTATGACCCTAACCCTTTCATTACTAGGACTCGGAGGAATGAGATCCTATGAAAAGTCAAAAGGCGTAGCCAGAGAGAACATGAAAAAATAACACAAGATTTGTTTAGACATTTAAGAATACATACGAGTGATAAGTTGACTACAAAATTATGTGAAAGATGCAAAGTGGCATTAAATAAAATTGAACTTAAAGATGTTTATAGATGCCCTATGTGTTTGACAGTTGTTGAAATAAAAGATAAGGAAGAATAATGGATGGAGTGAAGGTAGCACAAAATTTATTAAAGAACATACGCCAAAGACGAGATGAATTAACACAATCTTTGGCTGATGGCTCGATAGCTTCTATGGAAGATTATCGGTTTGCAGTGGGTCAAATACGAGGACTGACTTGGTGTGAAGAAGAAATAAGAACCTCGATGAAAGGAATAGA